GGTAAAAGTTATATCAGCAACACCAATATTAATCTTATCTGATAACCTTCTATTTTTAGCCATTAGACTTTCCACCTTTCTCAGTTATTTCTTTCCTCTTTTTATTAGTCTTTATTACATGATCCTGCATCTCCTTAGCAGTCTTATCATCCACCACCTCATAAGCAAGACCCACGTTTATATAAGCCTGTGCAGTGTCCTTATCCATCTCAACTATGGCACCATTTTCAATTCGTTTTTTATCATAAATCACATTACCAGTCGGCCCTAATCCTCTAAAAATCACTTTAATCATTTTACCAATCCTCCTTATCCTCTAAATGTTCTAAAAGCCAAATAATACTCAATATGCACTATATATGCAGGTATCTCCAAAGCCCTGAACATCTTGGTTTCCACATTATCAAAATTTAGACTAGATATGGCAGATGTCAGTATTTGTCCACCTGCTTCATATTCATCAGCCTCTACCATAAAATCATCTAAGGTCTTATAATTCATCAAAATATTCGCCACCATTTCAGCCTTTTTTATAGCTTCTACAGGAGTATCTTCAAATTCTTTAAACCTATAGGGAAAGACTAGATGTATATCGTAAGTATATTGTTGAGTATAAATATCCAGGGCAATATTACTATCCACCACTTCATTGTCAGCTAGATTAATAATTACAGCAGGTAGGTATTCATCTAGTTCATCTGGTGCAGGTAGAACAGTAAAATCTCCAACAGATATATTCTTTATTTCATCTATAGGAAGTTTTTCATCCAACAATTCCTTAATTGCATTAGCAATCTCGCTTGTATAGAAATAATTCTTCATCTATTCACCTACAATCTCACTTATTTCTTTAACAAACTGGTCTTTATATTCATTAAAAGGCTTTTCAAAATACTTAGTAGGAGCTATATGGACCAAGAGACCACCCTTATTAGGATAGACTACCTGCCCTGTGCTAACCAACCTGTCCACACCATCTATAGTTTCTATAACCCCATTTCTTTTAGCCCATTTGTATAGACTAGGGGCCACTCTAAAAGGAACAAAGAACCTTTCAGTTTCCTCACTACCTGCCCTATGTTTTGCCCCATCATGAATGAATTTAGCATACTTAGTACCAGCATTAACTTCTCCTACAATCCTGTCAACATAGGCATGGATAGAAGGCTTGATTGAATTAATCAGCCTTCCTGTATCCCTATACTTATATTTATCTATTATTTCCTTGGCATCTCTAGCTATCTTATTAGTATATTTAGTAGTTACCCCTATAGCCTTTTTAGTTAAATCTTCACCATATTTATCAAATANCTTNTTTAACTGTTCNTGCTCCATTACTATCTTAAAATAATTATCAGCCATCTACACTACCTTCTTTTTAACTTTATATGTCCTNTGATGAACCCTAAAACTATTTGCTATATATTCATCCTCTACCATATATTCTTTTTCTGTAGANATGTCTTTGATCACATCACCAACTTTTAAAATAATATCAGAACTAAACATAATCTTTTCATCTTTAATTATCCTACAAGGTATANCCTCTAATACCACTGCATCAGCCTTCATTTGATTTTTAACCATCCTATTAGATGTATTCCTTTCCATAGGATAGATATCCACCCTATGGATTAATCCATTGCTATACATATGATCACCTACAAGAGCATAGCTCTAATTTTATTACTGGTAACTTCCAAATAGTCTCCATCATCTTCTATAAACCTGCCCAACATAGACAAGATATCATCCCTAGCTTCCTTGCCATCAGCCACAGTATAGGAATAATCCTCCCACTGCTCCGACTTCATTCTACTAGTAGTATCAGCACTTACAACACTGTCTTTTAATAGTTCTAATAATACTTCTTTAACTATAGCTGGAACTTCTTCATACCCATAAACATATTTAATGTACAAAGCTTTCTTTCTTTTTTTATATTCTAATATATCTTCAAATTCAATTAAACTTTTCTCTGGATAAACATAATAATCTTCATTTTCTACCAATAAATCATCTAATATTTTCAGTTCCTCTATCACTAGCAATGGTTTTTTAAGAGTTTTTACCCTTATTTTCAAGTCTGTAACCCACTCTACCTCCGTAGGTTCAAACCTAGTATTACAATATTCATCTACAAGCCTGGACAAACTTTCTATTCTCATTTCTAGAAAATCATCATCTAGATCTTCTAGTACTTTTATACCTGACTTCTTAACCTCTTGGACTGTCAAATACATATATTCACCTACTCTTTATCAGTGGTTTTTTTGCTAGTCTTTTTAGTTTTATCATACTTTTTCTTTTCCACACTAGCCTTTTCTTCCACTTCTTTTTGAGTCTTGGCCTTTATCTGCTTGATTTCATCTTCCAATACTGCTTGAAAATTCTTGTTCTTTATTAAATATTGACCTAATTTCTTGTCCACTTCATGTACTCTTTCTCTTTCTGTAAAATGAAAAGGGGAGGCAAAATAGCTCCCCCTACCTATAAATTTTATCTTCACCTATATCAACTCCTAAACAGATAAAGGAATATTTTTAATACTTACAATAGCATCCTTCTCCATAATAATTGGGTCCACATCTAAGTGAATAGCATAGTATCTCATGTCTTTCATAACTGCATCCCTACCCTCTGTAGTCTTTCTCAATCTAATATCATAGGTATTAACTACAGTAAGGTTTTTAGGGTCAGCTAGTATGATCTCACCATCAGGGAAGTTAGGAACTTCTTTCCACTGGATGCCTAGTGGGTTTAGGTTTTGACCGTTTAAGATGGCCATATCTCCTGCTGTAGTTTCTTTTTGTTTTAGATACTCTAACCAGGTCAAATAAGTTTTAGTATTGGCTATCCATTTATAGTTTTGTCTATTGAAATACTTAGTAGGCAATAATTTTAGTGCCCCTGTAAACATATCATCAGTAAAATTTCCACCATTAAAGGTGGATGCATCTAGAGTATGAGACCCTGAGCCTAATTCCTTTACATAGCCATCTGTTATGGTCAAGAAGGCTGCATCCGTCCCTGTAGCATCTGTATCCCCATTGAAGACCAGGTCTAGTAAGTCTACCCTTACCTGAGATGCTATCATGCCCATAAAGGTATCTTCAAAACCTTCTCTTTCTATATTTTCTCTGATAAATTTCTCAGATATTTCAGCCCCTACTACAATATCTGTAGTTGAATAAGGTACTGCTGACAAGACTGGCTCCACCAGATCATCATTAATAGGAGCCTGGCCTTCGACTTTCTTTCTTAAAACCCTTCTTCCTACTCCAATTTTTTCAATAGTACCCTTGGTAGACACCCTCATTTCATGTCTTAACTCTCCCAAGAAAGAACTATCATCAAATACCATCTGCATAAACTTTCTAGACTGTTCAGGATTTAACATCCCATCTGTTTGACCTGTAGCTAAGGTTGCCCCTTTTTTAATTATCTGTTGATTGCTCGGGCTTGCGAATAATTGTAAATCCATTTTATCATCCTCCATTAATCCTATGATTTATATATTTATTCCAGCAAATATGCTGGTTGATTCTTTTTTCCCTTCTTGGCCTTGGTCTTCTAATTGCTTAGATATACCCTTGTAGTTTTCTATCTTTTCAATCCTGTCTGATAAGGGTTCTAAAGCCTCTTTAACTGCCTTGGTTATGTCCTCTTTGGTAATACCCTCTTCCTTTGTTTCTACTTCCTCTGGCTTTAATTCCTTTTCTATAGCCTCTATCTTTGCATTAATAGGCTCTATAGCCTCTTTTATAATTTCTTGCAATTCTTCTTTATCCATATCCTCTCTACCTCCTTCTTCATTAAAAAAATCTGATTTCTTGACACTATTTATACCTTTAACTTTACCTTTTAAATAGGCACCATGTTCATCTATAGCTGTGTTTAGGAGTGTTTCCTTGTCCTTGATGTCGCTGCTACTAAGCACATCTCTCATAACACTAACTAACGTGTCGTTGACTCTCCATATGTTGTCCAAAACTGCCCTCGTGGTCATTCTGTCATTAAATCCTTTGACCATATTATTATCAGCCCTTTCTACTTCTTTTTCTTCTTTAGTAAAAAATGATTTAATTACATTAAAAAAACCTGTTACCTCATCATTATTCAAGGTTTCAGGTTCTTCATCTGCTTTATAAATATTTACTTTTTGTTTATTAGCCCCTTTAGATACTAAAGATATAAAATCCACATCTACATCCTTCATCCTAGCCATAATATCCTCCTTTCCTTACTTCTCATATACTGCCCTGCCACCAATGGAAAAGCCTGTAATATCCCCTTTAGTAATTTCTTTCCACGTTTTTTCATCTGTAACCTCTATAGCTGCAACCCAATCACCTACCTTAACACCAATATCAGGAATATCTACCTTGGCAATATAATTCTCCACCACATGACCATAACCTGCCTTTTCATTATGAGCCTTATCTACAACTTGGCCTTTAGTAATAGCCATCTTCTTAGTGAAATTATGACAAGCCTTTTTTACATCATCCTCTGTCATCCAATCTCCTTGGGTGTCAATATGATCAGTCGGTTTTCCATCCTTATCAAACACTTTAGAAGGTCTATAGACTACACCCTCTACTATTTTATTATCCTTATCCACCTTAGCTATAGCTACTTCAAATTGTTTTTTCAAATGATCACCTCCTAATATTCATCTCCTTTTCATATTCCTCTTTAGTCAAAGTAAACATTGTACACCTACATTGAATTATTTCACTTGCGGGTGCCCCTAAGCTACCATCTAAGGGATACATCATCTTGTATCCACCTACTATAAAAGGCTCGTTTATTTTTCTTATCTGTCCATCTGCTAAGCTATGATTTTCCCTGGTTCTTCCATCCCCTGTAGCACTCCACTTTTTGCCATAGATATTATCATCTAGTTGCCATATAACATAATCAGCATAGTTACAAGAGCCTATAATTTCTGTCCTGGCTATAGATTCAGCTCTGTTATATGAAAATACATTGTCTTTATATATTAAATCAGCTATATCATAAGATCCTAGCCCTTCTTCAAATCCTTTTACTAATATTTCTTTTATTCTTTTCTCTGTAGTTTCAGCTACTTGTTTAGCCCAATTAATTTTTTTATCTTTTAAATAATCCCTGGTGAATTTATTGAATTTATTAAAATTGTAAGTTAATCCTAATTCTTTAGCTGTTTTTTTAGCA